TTCCTGAACTGCTCGACAACTCCCTGACAGCTCTCGCAGATGTGCTTCTCTGAGAGAATAATGACCTCGAAAGTGTCGGTCGGCTTTTTGACGCTCGCAACAAATTCAAGAAATTTAGATTCGGTGTCATGCTCGCGCGGAACTCCATCACCGAGGTCGAGCGTTTTAAATTTTCTGTCCTGCCGCAGACCTACCAGCTCATATTCGCCGCGGTATGAATCAAACTCAGGTTCTCCGGGAACGGAAGCACGGCTGTGCGCAAAATACGTCTTGCCGTCAAGCTCCATTACTGCGGCGTTTCCTCTGGTTTTCATATCTTTAACAGCCCGATTGTCGTTACCATGATATCCGGAATTGTCGAACCCCGTCTGCTTGGTCCGCCATGCGGCGCGGTCAAGCTCCAGAATTTTCTCCGGCGGGACGTCGCCATCGACCGTGTAGCGGCTGACGGTGCGATAATCCGTTTTCAGTATGTTCCATTCATCGGGTTTATTATACCTGATATCCATGAATTTGTCAAGCGAATCCGGAGCCATATTGCCGAGTGTCTCGCGGTAGCGCTCGAACTGGGCGCTCTCGTCCTTTTCGGCGGACTGCCGCATGGCGTTCAGCATTCCCTCGGTCTTGCTGTACTCCCGGATATTCTCCGGAAGCTCCGGCGGCGCTGGCACCCTCGGACGGAGGTCTCTCGCGACCTCGCGCTCACGCCGGCGCTTCAAAACGTCGCCGTGCGTTTCCACGAAATCCGCGTTCAGCTTCTGCCAGCCGGAGAGCCGCGCGGAGTACTTCTGCCGCTCCTGCGGGTCGTTCGTCCACTCGGACAGCCGCTTATACTTGCGGATCTGCCGTTCGTGGTAGCGCTGGCGCTGTTCCAGACCGTAGACCTCGGCGGCTTTCTGCTCCTCGGCTTTGGTGAGCGACTCCGGCGGAGTGCTTACGCCCTCGAAGTAGGTCGTGTGGATATCCTTGCAGTTCGGGTGGTAAAGCCCGCCCGCTATCGCCGAGGACAGGAGCGGATATTTTCCGTCCTGCGGCTTCACATGACCGTACACGTCGTCGTAGAACACCCTGCCGACGTACTGTAAGCACTTCGGGCAGGCTGCTCCCCGCCTGTTCACTATGACCGTATTCACGCCCCATTCGTCCCGCTTGGCGCTCTCGCCCTGGAGGTACGACCGCGTGACCGATGTCCTGACCGCCATTTCGGCGTAGGCGTCGATGTTCACGCGCCTGCCGTTGCGGTACTCTATGCAGTTCAGCCCCCGGGACAGAAAGTCGTTCGCCGCCTGATCCACCGCCTGCGGAAGCGTGACAGCTCCCGTGTTGTACGCCACTCCTGCGTTGAATATCGCCTTGCGGTACTGGTCGTCCGCCATTCGCATGAGCGCGTATTCGGCGCGCTCCATGTCGTTCTTCACCGAGGCTATGTACGCGTTCAGTCGGCGCTCGTTGATACGGAAGAAGCTCCCGGAAAGCTGTCCGGAATGCGGCCTGCGCTTCCAACCTTTCCGCAGAGCCTCGAGTATTTTCGTCTCCTGCTCAGTACCCCCGGCTTCGTAAGCCTTCCGGAGCGCCTCGCCTATGCGCTCGTTGAACTCCTTGAAGTAATCCCCGAGCGCCGTGTTCGTGCTTTCCCGGAAATCCGCGAGAGCGGCGAGCTGTTCCGCCTGCCACTGCGTGTAGCTTATGCCCTCCTGCATTTTCGAGGTCGAGGTGGTGCCGGAGGTTCATCATCATGCTGGAGATCAGCATATCCTCGATTTTGCTCAGCGCCTCGGATACGTCGTAATCAGCCATTTATCACACCTGCTCGAAGTAGGTCTCCGCAACAGCGCGGTCAATGCCGAGCGTGCTGGTCACGATGGCAATGCCCTCGTTTCTGGTGATGGTTCCCGCCTTGACCATTGCTATCATGTTCATCAGCGAGCCTATCTGCGCGCCGTTCAATGTGCTTGTCACCGCCGGTGCGACCGCCGCGCCGTCATCAGCGCCGGCACTCTCGTCAGCCTGCGCCGGACCGGGGAACCCGCCCCCGAACGACGGCTCGTCAAGCTCCGCGACACCGGACTGCTCCTTTATCCTCGCGACCTCGTCCTGCTTCCAGACGTCGTCCTTGCTGTCGCCCCACAGCTCCTCCACCTTTGCCTCAATGGACATAGGAGCGTTCGGGTTGGACAGCGTTTCTATCTGCGCTTCAAAGGACGGATTCGCGTACCCGCCGAACTTCACCTCGACGGAATCCACCGCACCCGCGAGCGGCTGACCCGCTCCGGTGAGATACGCCCTGACCGCCGATTTCGCAAGCTCCCCGAGCGCCCCGGTCAGCGCCTCGATGATGTCGGCGCGGGTGTAGAGCGTGGTTTTCTCCTTTTCGCGCTGGGCTTCGGCGTTGTCGAGCTTCTTCACGTCTATTCCGAGGGTAGAGGGGGATATCACGCCCTGCAATGCGAGGTCGAGCGCCGTGATGTAGGTGGAGTTGTACGCCTCCGCCGGGAATACCGGCTGTTCGACCGTGACCTTGTCCTGGGCGCCCTCTGCGACGTTAGAATTCAGCGTGACGAACCGGTTATCGAAGCTGTTCGGCTTCATCAGCCTGCCGCTGTTCGGGTCGCGTGGTATCAGCCTGTCGGGCATATAGGTCGTCGGGCGGGACTGCCTCTGCGCCTGAAGCCATTGCGAGTAGGTCTCGTCCAGCGCGTCGAACGCGTCAGTCTTGCCGTCGAATATGCTCTGCCCGCGTCCGCGGAACTGCTCGGAGGGGTGCGTCATCATCGCACACGCCATCATGAACGAATCATCGAACGCCACGTCAGTCAGGCGCTCTGTCGCTTTCAGGGAGCCGAGCGGCACCTGCCTGCGCTCCGTCCCGCGGAACAGCTCATACCGGACGTACCCGAAGCCGTAATGCTCCTCCAGCACGAACGGAACGCCGCCCTCAAAGTACGGCGTGCTGAATACTATCTCCCGGATCCTGCCCCTGCGCCGGACGAACTCCACCTGATCGCCGCTGTACCATTCCAGCACCGGAAGCTCTGACACCTCCGGGTCGAGGGACACCTTGAACGCGCCGTCCCCGACGACCAGCATGTCCGTCACCGCCTGCTGTATCAGCGCCCTGATGTTGTTCTCCCGGGCTATCTCCTCCCAGATGTGCGCGCCGGAGCCGCTGACGGTCACGCCGTTGAAATCCCCGGCGGCTATCCCCGCGAGCTTGTTCACCATTATCTTGGGTATTCCTGTGTGGACGCGGCGTATCTCCAGCCCGGAGGTCGCCGAGCAGTGCCAGAAGCGCCCGCCGCCGTCCGGCATTTCCCGGTAGAACTGAGAAAGCTCCGAGGCGCTCCCACGGTACCAGAGCTTGTGCATATACGCCGTTCCGGCGAAATCCAGCTCCTCCTTGACGGAGAATGCGAGCCTGTCCGCAGGCTCCAGCCGCAGGAAGCTCCTGAGTTTGTTTCTGATAAAATCACCCGCTTTCATGCTGTTCCCCCTATCATGCCGATGTACGGCAGGAATGCGTACTGTACGCTGTTTATCATGTGGTCGTTGCCGTCCTCGGGAATACTATCGCTTCCCTCCTGCCAGCAGTAGCGCTCCAGCTCGGAAATGTACACGCGGCAGTCCGCGCAGACTGTCATTTCATCATGCGCGAACCACCCGAGCTGTAGGTTTATGCGGTCGAGTATCTTCATCTTCTTCCACGCGGGATCAAAGTTGAAGAAACAGCCGTTCGCGCGCTTGTATTTCGCGCATTCCGTGAGAGTAGCGGCGTCCGCGCTGTCGATGAACAGCTCCCGGGTCACGCCCCATTCCTCGCCGCAGCGCTGTGCGAATTCCACCAGCTTCCGGACGGTGTCCGACGGCGCTATCGGAACGGAAAGCTCCGCATTGTTGAACACCAGCTCGTCAAGCACGAACACGCGCCGCCTGTCCGTCACTCCTATGAAGCTGAACGCCAGCGTATCCGCCGATTTCGCGGAATACGCCGTATCCAGTCCGCAGGAGAACTGCACGAAGCGCTCCGCCGTGCCGTCCACCGCGGCGCGAATCTGCTCCCGTGTGAGGACGTGCCGCTTCTGCTCGAAGTTCGAGAACACCAGCCCGGTAGTCTTGCGCCGGAGACCGAGTATTTTCGTGAAATACTGCTTCGTCCCGACCGGAACCGAGGACACTATCTGCGCCCGTTTTTCGGGGCTGAGAGCGGCGTTGTCGTCAAAGGTGAAGTACCAATGCACCCAGCCGTCCTTCGGCAGCTCTGAGAGCATTTGGAGCAGCTCTGCGGGGTAATCCGCGCGGTAGCGGTCAAGCGGACGGGAGCAGTTCACATACTGCTTGTACCACTCCAGCCCGGGGTCGTCGGGATTCTGCGTGAAGAACGCGCGGTCGCAGCGCATTGTTATCTCCTGAATGAACGCGAGATCCGCGAGGTTCGCCTCATCAATGAAGATAACGCCGAACTGCGTACCGAGGACCTTCTTCCACTTGGCTACATTATCGTAGCCGACAAGGTATATCACCTTGTCCTGACCGCTGGTGTGGAACAGGATATGCGGCAGGCGTATCTTCCCGTGACCGCCGGAATAGTAGCTGACAGTGCCGCCGAACACGTCCAGAAGACCGCAGTCCTTGTTGATGATATTGCGCTCGATAACGCCGTTGTCCAGTCCGCATATCGCGTGGAACTGCTTCGGGGACTTCGCCACGGTGAACATGAACTTAATGACCCCGACCGTGGTTTTCCCGGCGGAGGTGCAGCTTTCCAGGAACTCGAACGTGAAATCGTCGAACCGCAGGAAATCGAGGAACTTGTCGGATAGCTTAATTTTCACCGGAGCCTCCGAGCTGCTTCAGGATATCCGCGAGACAGCCGTCAGATGGAGTGCTGACGGTCAGCCTGTCGGAGAACATACCGAGGTGCTTGCCGAGAAGCTCCAGCGCTTTCAGCTTGTCGCAGAGCCGTATTTCGCGCTCCACGCTGTCGGAGCTTTCGCCGGATGACGACCGGAACTTGACCGCCGCGATACACGCCTTGTCCTCCTCGGAGGCGTCGGGGCGGACGGTCGCGGCGTCCGGGTCGATGATATCGGCGGCGTTCACGAACGCTATCTTCGCAAGCTCGC